ACACGGGTTGCTTCGTTCATCTTCTTTTCGAACTCAGCACTATCAGCGGCGGCACCACGTACATCGACAATGTTATCAGCTACAGGCGCACCATAGGTTGCTCTGTTGCCAGCGGCATCATCAATCTGCTGTATGATACCTTTAGGCTCTTCAGCCACGTGGTTATCATTACCATAAAACATAGCCTTCTCAACTTCTCTAATTACCCAGAGTGCACCAGCGTTCTGTTCGATGGTCAGAGCATTTTCGATCATGTTGGAAAGGGTTGCCTGCAAGGTTGCCTTTCTCAAGGTTTGCAGGTACTTGGCAGTTTCATATACACGAGCAATAGTCTGGTCTTTCTCAAAGGATGTTCCACCCTCTGCTACCCATGCACCATCACTGTTTCCGACTGCCGTTCTTTTATCCCACTGGTGTACAGGGGATGCGATTGCTTGTTTCTTGATTCTCTGGAACAAGCGGGCTTCATCCTGAGACCAAAGCACATTAACCAGAGTGTTTTCGAGAGATTCGGGAATAAGCGCACGACCTCCGGTAAACGATCCAGCGTCTACCCCTGAGCCAGCACTTAACGCTTTGGATAAATTATCCAGAACGTCAACATTACCCATATCACCGTGTCCTACCATGTTAGTAGGGAATTGCTGAGAAACTTCTAATGGGTTCATGCTACACCCTCCTTAATGTATTGTGCAACCTTGACATCAAGCTGGTCTCCTACCTTTCCAAGTAGTCCCTTGTTGATGCGTCCTTCAAGGTTCCCGGCTTCAAGAAGATTCATTTTACCTTCTCTTACCCAGTCCCGGCTTTTAGCAAGAACGAGTCTTGTATCAACAGGTTTCTCTTCACCTGCAAACCGAGCTTTGTCCATACGCTTGTATGAACCGGAAGGAACAGCTGTATTCCCAATCTGGGCAACCATATCCTTCATAGATTTCTGGAGTTCTGCACCTGCCAGAGTTGCATGTCCGATACTCTTCACAAGGGTTGCTACCTTGTTAATTTTAGCATCAAGTTGGGCATTACCCTCATCAATAGCTTTTGCGAGTTGAAGCAGAAATGGTTCCACATCCATAGCGGCGGCGGCTTCATTATCTTCCATAAGAGTGTCCTCTATGGTTTTTCGAGACTTTTCAACCTCTTCCTCTTCTTCTTCATCACCCTCATCTTCTTCAGGCTCTTCATCGCCCTCATCACCATCAAACTTCTTGGTGATCTTCTTAGATTTGATGAGACTGCCCGACTCCTCACTCAATGACTTACGGAGGCTGTCAATTGCGTCATTGAAATCAGATTCGATGGCAAGATCATCCTCTAAGAGAACATCAGTTTTACCATTCATAGGAAATCCTCCCTAATATATTCTACTGCCCAGACCCGACAACGGCGGGTATTTTCCGAGCAATATAATTAACTATTCTTACTGCATCGTTGCCTTGATAGCCACGATCATATACAAAATTAAGCATGTCATTATAGCTTCCAACTCTTCCATCCCGGATAGCTATAAGTAAATCACTGAACATTCCACGTACATCAACTCCCGTCACATTGGAAACTGAACCCTGAAGACTTTCAGATGTTAATGATCTACCACCTGTGAAGGTAGCCGCATTCACCCCACTACCTGCCATCAACGCTTTGGCAAACTCAGCATAAGGTACGATCTGTACGTTCCCAAGAGTTCCATCGTTAACGGGTTTGTGAGTTAATGCAGTTTCATCCCAGATAACCTGCTTGATATTAGACTCTGCTTTCTGAAGAATCCCACCACCGATGCTTGCACCAATCCGTTTAGCACCACTTTGAATATTCTTCCATACCTTCTGAGCTATATCATTCGACTTGTAAAGAAACCCCTTCACAAGAGTTTCATTGTTATCAGTGAATCTTACATCCAAAGGTTCCCCAATTATAAAACCGGGGTCATGAGTTGTTTTATGTTTGTGATCCCATGAGAGAACCCCATGAGTCATAAAGTAATCAGCGGCTTTCCTAAGCCCATTGGCTTCAACAGTTTCACCGTCTGAATCTTTCATTTCATTAGATGCTTGGAGATATATAATCCACTGACCATTTTCTTCAGCACCCTTAATCAGAACATTCTGAAAGGGTGAGTAGAAAGGATTAGTTAATTGCTCCATGTTAAAGTTACTCATCACACTCCATCCTAAATTGAAAAAGCCCATTACATTAAAGAATCAAGCCTACACACTTCCGGCTAAGGGCATGCATTCAATCATCTCGCAGATAATGGGCTTCTGAGAGCCTCTATATTCATTATAGCATTGGTTAGTGCGTTCGTGCAAGAGCACCACACCATTTACATTTAATCTCAACAATAGATTTCTCAAGATTTCTGCCTTTCATAAGCAACCGTCCACAGGAATCACAACGATATTCATCCAGCTCTCCGCCAATCACCAGATTAAATCTCCCGGTGCCACGCTTTCGTATCGACTTCTGAACCTGTTGACGGTTGGAAACTTCAGACATTTTAACCTCTTACAGTAGACCCGGAAAGGCTGTCTTAAAATCTTGAAGATCTGCCGGGGTCATACTCATCTTCGCAAGGAATACAATTGCGGCTCTCATCTGTTTCATACCATCAGCAGTTACCTTTGCATTAGGATCAATAACAGGTACTGGGGCAGGCTCAGGTTTCTCAACAGTCGGAGCATCAGCACCTACATTATTGATTTCCTCATCCTTGGTTTGATCATCGATGATATCTACCTTTACATCTTCTTCAGGAGCATTATCAATAACTCCATCATCCTGAGTTGTCAGCACTTCATCCTCCACTTTGTCTTTTATCTTTGCCATATTGCCACTCTCCTATTTACTACGATTACTTATAGTATACCATAAGTTTATTCAAAACCAAACCCTAATTCCATGGCGTAGGCTTTAAAGTCGATTCATAATCATCCGGGAGCTTTTGTTTCTTTAGCCCTTCAGCCTTAGCATTATTCATAGACTGCCTAAACAATTCATCCCATTTCTCAAATCCCGGTATGTGTTTAATCCACGTACAGCGGCAATGGGGGTGCTGAGTCTCCGCAGAGATCCACCAGTTCCGGCGATTCCTTCCATAGTTATTCTTCCCCGGCCAGATAGCTGTATAGGTTTCACCATTGATAGTCACCTGATCCCCACCACTTGAAGGCGGCTCTTCCAGCAAGGCTACAATAACTCCATCTACTGAATTACGACACCATGGACAAGCCTCTGAACTGGAAATCCCTTTCATAAAGATCTGCTCTCCCGATTTCGCTCTCTCCATCTCAGTAATCAGTTGACCCGTATTCTGTGCGTTCCCAATCTCAGTCTCAGCAATACGCCTCCAGTCCCGATTCATAGCTCCGAACTCATCATAAAGATTCTCGGTCAACTGAGCTGAAGATGCTCTCTGTTTAATTCCATTCTGCAATGTATCATGAATCTTTCTATATTGGTGTTGACTCAGATCCACAATCATCGCCCCGGCATCCTGCTGAGCAAACAGCACAGCATTTTCATATTCCGGGCTTTTCAACTGAGCCATAGTATCATCGACCTGACTCTTCAATGTTTTATACCCGTAACTTAAAGCATTACCCAACGGCATACCCTTGATTACTCTCCCCAGTGACATGGCATGCAGAGCTATACGCTCCTCTTCAACTGCATAAATATAATCAAACGCCTTTAAGATGTCCTTCTTAATGATAGCCCACTGTGCATTCGTAAGGGGTTTCCCACTCTTAGGGTTTATAAAGATCCGGTTATTAAGCACAAATGTATCCGATCCCTTAGCCTTCTCAGTGCTTAACCATGTAGTTCTAATGGCATCCCACAGCTTCAGATACCCCTCTTCTACTCGATCCTTACTGATCCTTTCCAGATCCCTAACTGATTTGAATGGGGATATTTCCTTCTGCTGAGTCTCTGAATCATAGCCCAGAGCCTTCTCTAAGGCAAGTACACCTGTCTCAAACTTAGCTCCGGGGGATAAGTGAATATCTTTGATTTCTATCAGAACTGTTTTCTCATCAGGTTTTGCACAAAGTTCACACACAATTATCTACCTCTTCCTGCTCGATAAGACCCGTATGCTTTCCAGAGTTTTGGAGTCTCAGGTATCCGCTTCTTGATCTCAAGCATAGAGTTACCCGGATCAGCGTTCATCAGTGCTACCAATTCATCATCAGGCACTTCTCTGTTGAACTGCTGACACCACATTTTAAACTTGTCACCCTCTCCAATGATCTTACCACCCGTTAATTTAATAGCATCACTTATGATCACATCGATCTCAGCTACGGTCTTATCATACATATTATTCTTCCTGATAAACCCCAGTATCGCAGGAGTTGCCAGTTTCTTCTTAGCCTTCTTGTAATCTTCGCATGCTCGATCTGTTTTAAACTTCATCACTTCTTTAGTCATACCCCTGACCTCTCTATAAACTTTCGATACCCAGCTGAATGCTC